AATACTACTTAATGGGCAACTAAATTGTACTGCACCGCCATTAGTTGTATCAGACGAGTCTACTCGCTCATATGCAGCTGTAAGCGTAGGAGTAGTAGCTGCTGATCCTTGTCTCACTTCTAAAAGATGATGTTTATCACTCCCAACCCCAGCGGCATAGCCTCTATAGACAAATTGAAATAAACCAATAGTAGCAGCGTCGCCGTCTGCTCGAGGAACGCCGCTCCAATTTTGTGATGTTGTCCAGTTCGCACTATGTGCAACGTGGGACTGAGAGACTTCAACTGTAGCAGGAAGGAACTTTAAACCACCGTCAGCTATAACCGCACCACCATCAACGGCTTCAGTAGCAAGTAATTTCCCACCGGCGGTAACAACAACACTCCTATTACCAGCACCTGCCTTTACGAGCCCTCTTACATATACATCTGTACCAGTAACACTTGGTGTATCAACAGTACCACTAAATGTTACATCACCAGAAATATCTCCACCAGAAATATAATCACCTTTAATATCATCAGTCTGTACATGTATATTACCCCACGGTATACCAGAATTAACTGCGACCCAATTATAACCAAACTCGACATTACCGCCTGTTAACATCATAATTGTAGTTGCGCTAGGAGATGGTGTAGAAATTCCAACACCATCTGCTTTAAAATAAGGCGCAGCAGGTGATACAGTAAGGTCACCTATCATAGCTAACCCGGTTGACTGTAACCCTGGAGCGAGTGGAGCGTATGACGCGGCGTCAGTTAACCTAGTATGAAAGCCTTGTGCTAAAGACCCACCACTAATAAAAACTGTTGTACCTACTGTGCGCCCTCCTACAACAGTACCATCTCCGACTACCACTCTAAAAGCATCTGTTGAATAGCCTAATTCACCTTCACATAACGTAGTAGTTTTTCTATCAGTATCAGTACCACGTCTTAAAAATAACCTAGCTTTCTTGACCTCTGCCATATAAAATATTTAATATCTAGATATGATTAATACAAGGCTTATTAAATAATTATAATGAACAAGAATGCAACGTATTATGCATTAGCCGCTCAACAAGGTAGTTCTATTAAACTTCAAGTGAGAGAGACTGTAGGCGGTAATGTAGTTAAAACTTACAGGTATCCTGGTACTATAGACTCACCTCCTGTTATTTCTGGCGATACTGTAACCTTTACAGTTACAATCGGTTCTTATAAGAAAATGATAATCCAGAATATAAAGACTGGAAAAAAAGTGGAACGTCAGATTCGATAGCATAAATAGTTATGTTATGAATAACTTATTAAATTACTTAACAAAACCGCAGGTAGCAAGATCATACAGTCCTATGTTTGATCTTTTTAATACATTAGAACAATCGTTTGCAGCTCCAGGTGAGTCGTTTTCCAATGACAATATCCGGTTTAACGAAACTAAGGAAAGCTCTAGTGTTGAAATTGACCTCCCAGGGGTAAAGAAAGACGACCTCAAAGTCACTTACAATGATGATACAGATGTGGCATATGTTGAAGCTAAACGAACCATTACTACAAAAACTGGTTCAAAGGAAGAAACATATAACCGATCATTCAGAATCGATGGAGGTGATTTTAATATCGAGCAATTAAACGCAAAAATTACTGATGGTGTTTTACGTATTACTGTTCCAAGACTGGAAAAAGATACACATACTGGCAAAGACCATAAAGTAATTAATGTCGAAGTTGCTTAAAATCCCTTAACATAATAGCAGGCGGCGGAATATTTAAACTGTTTCGCCGCCTTTCTTTTCATGTACAACTGGATCAGCTTGAACTCTAAGATGGTCATTCATCTCTGCTCCGACTGATCGAACACTGTCTTTAGATTCATATAATTTAAGAGGTAAGTTTTTAAACGGATGTGTATGAGGATAAGCCTCGACTTTATTATCATTACTTGGAGCTACTAATGTCAATGTACATCCTGTACATATCACCGGTCGGCCCGGTTTAGGATGATTTAAATAAGAACCACCTGCAATGTTAACCTCAAAAGATAATCCTTTTAATAATTTACTAAACACAACAATTGGTTCTGTTTCCTGTATTTCAACTGGCGCGGAAACATGATGAAGACTTAACTCACCTTCTACATGAGCTCCCCCTTGAATAATAACATTTTGACTAACGCCTAAATTACTATCTACTAATACCTGTCTACTATGCTTATTACGTAAAACTAACATTTCAGCAGCGATTTCAACTCTTTTAGATGACATATTAATTTCATATTCAGAACTAATATTAACTTGTTGGCCGGCAATATTTGTTATTGTTCCTCCAATATCAACACCACCTGTTGACTTAATACTAACTCCACCACTACCTACTAATACGTTCCATTTATTACCAATATTCTGTGTATAATCTCCTCCCGGGAAATCGTCTTGATGTACATATTCTAATAAAGCAGACTCCTTCTTTGTAGTAACAGCCCCTTGAGGAAATAATTGAACTTCATAATTTTCTATTTTACCAACTTCATCTATACGCACAGATGGAAAATCATTATACATTAAACCAATATTTTCAATTTTATGTTTAGTAATGTTTACGATCTCACTACCACCTAAACCTAATTTTTTTTCTATATTAATTATTTTCTGAAGTTTTGTTTGAAGATTATCTACTACAGCTGTTTCTTTTTGTGTATCAACATCCCAAGTACCGTCACGACTAGAAGGACTCTCACCTGAACCACCACAAACCGGGCAAGGACTACTACCTAAAAACTGTGTTGGACTACCAGGAGTAATTAAATCACTAATAGTACTAGCATACAATGATTGAACTTCTGTATGATCAAAAGAAGACACAGCACTATCGTATGCAAAGTTTTGCTTAACACCGTTAAAAGAATATAAATTATCCCATATCTGATCTTTTAAACTTACATCACTACACAGAGGGCAAGGGGCTGGTTTACCGGACTTATCTTGAGCACCAGAAGTCTTCTTTATAAAATCATTCCCATCATTTATCGCCTTAGCTCTTTTAATCTCAAATAACTGCTTACCGTCAGCAATATCCTCCATAAGGTCTCGCCACTCTTTTTGATACTCTCTATTTAAATTACCAATCTTTTTATAATAATCTCCATTTATAATTTGATCATAATCTCTTTTAACATAATCATTCTTATGTCCATTAACAGTAAAAAATTCATCTCCTTGTACTAGCTTCTGATTATTTTTTGTAGCAAATTCAATATTAACATCATTGTTAAACTCTTTAAATGACCCAGAATAATGAGTTAGCTTTAATGATTCTTTATTATCAGTACTAACTATTTCGATAGTACCACCTTTTTGATTTATAACATATTTATTTCTATAAGTGTCAGTATTATGATTATAGCTAGGGTCTGTGGCTTCTGATTTATTCTCATATGTACCAGGATAATCTAAATTAGAATCATAGATCGACTTCCATTCCGCTGTACCGTACGTAGCTGCAAAATATATGGTAAATTCTGGAATACCTTCAGCAAAAAATACCCATACATGAGCACCTACATTAGGAATACTAAAACTACCTTTTGCACTATTAGAATAAGAAGTAGGTACATAGCTATATGAAAATTTATTTACATTATTAAATCTAACTTCATCTTTATTTGAAAATGCATCAGGGACTTTAAGGTCATGATGCTCATATTTCCTAGCAGGCTTTTCTCCTATACCGTCATAATTCAATGTATATTCATCAACAGCACCTGTAGGATGTAAACTAGAACTTCTATTCGAATCTGATATTGTTGCTGTTTGATCATGTGCATTATATCTTCCAGGAGTAATACTACCTATTAATGGAGAAGCACAACCAGCCCATGGTATAACAGCTTTGAGTTCTTCTATAATATCTGTAATATCACTATCGATATTTCTTCCAATAAATTTAAAAGCTTTGTCTTCGTTTGTTTCATCCCAGTTTTTATATACAGTAGGAGATATGCTAGGTACCCATACCTTTACTTTTCCACCTTTATCAGGATCATTATTCTGTATAACTATACCTAAATAATTACCGAAATATCTTTCACTTTTATTGGACGTTGAACTTGCGTTTACATTTATACTCATTTTATTTTAATATCTTATGGCCAAAGCTTAGCTTCAACCCGCGGCCACTTTTCTTTTGACATTTGCATCAACCTAGCGCCGCCGTGCTTCCGGCGCGATGAAACTAATGCTTGTACAGTATTACTACTAACTGATTGACCTTCTTTAGCACTATCTTTAAAATCCTTTACAAATTTTCCGGTATTTTCAGTAACTTCTTTTTGCACAATCTCAGGCTTTGTTCTAATATTTCTTAACCGAGTCGTAGAAGCAGTTTTTGGTGGAGTCACGTCCGCTATTGGAGCCGGTTTATGATTTTCCGGTTCATCGATTTGCTCTTTTGTCTGTTCAACTTTATTCTCCTCTTCTCTTTTTCTCTTCCCTTCTTCAAAAGCATTCATAAATGCTTGAACTTCAGCAGACGAAGCGGGGGTAGCTTCAGGACATATAGATCTAATTGATCCATGCAGTCTCTGTTTAAATAATGTTAATTGATGTATTTTAATTTTCTGATACATTAACCCTCGAAGCTCTGCGTCGATTTTTCGTTCTAATTGGTTTCGAAACTTTCCTAAAATTTTGTTTATTTTACTTTCAAAATTTAATAAGAAGTCTAATGCTGGTATCTTATTAAGTAAATCTCTAATCGCCTTATGAATACAACCTAATACTGTTCTAGCAATTGTTGACCTAATAGCATCTATTTGCTTATTAATAGAATCCATGGCTGCGGCGCCTAAACTCTTCAAAAGATTATCTTGATCTAAATTTACTCCTGTAAATTTTTCTATAACACCTGTTAAGGCTTCTTTTGGTTGTAGCTTTAATCCTTCCTTATAACCATTAGCAAATTGTTTAACTTGTTTAGGAGTTATTGAAGCAATAATACCTGTTTTTTCGCCTCTTAATTGCGCTAATGGATTGGCTGGATTTAAAAGATCTTTAACCTTATCCGTCTTTTTCTTAATCGCAGCTTTTAACGCCTTAGCTGAAACCATACTTTTAAAATTACCTACCATCTCCATAAATGGTGGGATCGTTGGAATTGCAACTAGTTTTTTAATTGCAGCTGCAGCGCCTGCGGCTGTACTTGTAACTGCGCTTTTTACTGTTTCCCCTATACTAGGCATGTATAATTATTTATTACTTGATCTTTGTAGTAGATATGCTATAATAATCGGATGATTAAAGTCTCACACGAGTCTCCTATCACACTCCTACCGGAGTCTATATTATATAATGACTATCAATATTGTTTAGTACATTTAATGGAGGAAGAACCAGAATATAGAGACTGGTTTCTTGGTCGATATAGAGCGAAAAGACCGGATGGTGAAATCTTATTAGATAATTCTATTTTTGAACTTAAAGAAGCTTTTGATTCAGGAAAATATGCTGAGTGGTGTGAAAAGATACAACCGAATTATTATATTGTACCCGATGTATTAGAATCAGCAGATGGTACTATGGCGAATTTTAAAGCATTTACAAAAGATTATAAGAACTTACCTGGAGCAACAATTGGTGCGGTACAGGGCAAAACATGGACAGATGTCGTTTATTGCTATAGGTTTATGTCAGCGCATGCTGACTATATTGCTATTAGTTTTGATTTTAGTATGTATAATGTAACTGGATTTAGTCGATTAATAGATAACGAAAAACTCATGAGACAGACTACAGGGAGACAAAATCTCGTAAAAAGGCTTATTGATGAGGGATGGTGGGATTGGGATAAACCGCACCACTTGTTAGGTGCTTCACTTGCAAGAGAGTTTAAATGGTATGTAAAGAATAATATCTATAATATTAGAAGTCTAGATACATCTAATCCTATAGTTGCGGGGTTGTTAGGGTATCAGTATAATGGTGATTTCGGGCTCAGTCACAAACCGAGTCAATTATTAGCAGATCTTATCCATGCTGATCCGGATGAAGACACAAAAGAAATTATTAGATACAATACTAAAGCATTTAAAAGTATTATTGGCCGATGAAGTGGATAGCATTTTTTAGTCAGACTGGTTCTGAAATAGTTAACATATCTAGAGCTATTAACAGATGGCCTGATCTTGTTGTAACTAATAAACAAAACAATAAAACTACTCATGTTGAACTTGTAAAGCGAGTAAGATTAGAAAACACTAAATTAGTTACACTACCTACATGGCCAAAAGAAATAGATTATCTTAAAGCAGCTGATAAGTTAGGGTTCTCTATACTAAGGGAAGAATGGATGAATGAAGTCCTTATTACTCTTCATGGCTATCTAAGAATCTTACCTCCTGACTTTACTAAATCATCTACTATTTATAATGGCCATCCAGGATTAATTACAAAACATCCAAATCTCAAAGGTATGAATCCTCAAAAAAAGGCTTGGAGTGAAAACCATATTAGAATAGGCTGTGTGATACATAAGGTCATCCCGGAATTAGATTCAGGAGAAGTTGTAGCCGAGAAAATGATACATAACAATTTCGAGACATTTATTGATATGTTAGACGCGTTACACGTTGCATCCTCAGAATTATGGATAAATTTTTTAAATGAAAGATTACGATACAATTAAAGCGGAAGTTGAGCAAGACTATCCTGAGACATGTAAAATGTTAAAGACCTTGCTTGAAGACGAATATAAATTATTCATTACCAAACAACACGATTACGGTCCTGGTAATATTTCAGTAGGACAGGACTTATCTAAACCAGATGGACAACATGTCGCAAAAACGGGTCTAGTGTTCCGTATTCATGATAAAGTACAGAGACTGATTAATCTCGTCATTGTGAAACGTAGTGAAGCGGCAAATGAACCAATTGGTGATGCATGGAAAGATTCAAGTTTATATTGCAAAATTGCTCAGCTAGTCGATAATGGTGTCTGGGGTAAATAATGCTAATATCATTTACAGGAGCTCAGTCTTCCGGTAAAACTACGTCGCTCAATCATTGGAATGATTGTAGGAATCATTGGAATGTAGTTCCTGAAGTTACTCGCAAACTGAAAAGACAAGGGTTTGAGATAAATGATGATGGAGGTAACTACATCGACACTCAAACCGCAATATTAGTTGACCATCTAAATAATATTTTTTCATATACTAATACGGATATGGATACTGTTTTAGATAGATGTCTTGTCGATGGTTTTATTTACACGCGATATTTTCGAATGGAAGGTAAAGTTGACGAGTTTACGGATATGATGCTTACAAGAATGCTTAAGAGATATATTTCGAAATATAATTACATCTTTTATACTAGTCCGTATGATGTAGCTCTAATTAATGATGGTGAAAGATCTATGAGCGAAAGCTTTCGCAATAGGATTATTAAATTATATGAAGAGCTAATTTTAAGTAAGTATCCGAATGTGTTTGTACTTGAAGGGAGTGTCGAAACACGCTATAATAAGATGATAGAGATAATGTATCATGAGTAAACTTGATAATAAAAACGTAAGCAAGCATCTAGGTAAAACTAGTAAATATAAATCCGAATATGATGAAAAGCTCTTAGTGAGAGAGCCTAGATCTAGCAATCGTAAGCATCTTAAAATCAAAGATAAAGATTTACCGTTTGTAGGATATGATGTCTGGAATGGATACGAAGTTTCAGGCTTAATGGATAACGGGATGCCTGTTAATGCTGTCGCTAAAGTAGTGTATGCTTGTGATAGTAAATATATTGTTGAATCTAAATCTATGAAGTTATATTGGAATAGCTTCAATATGACAAAATTTGGCGAAACGATGGAAGATGTTGTAAGCGGTATTGAATTTCATGCTGCTGCAGATCTTAGTAAGCTATTACAAACAGAAGTAAAGGTTAAATTATTCTCTTGTGATACAGATTTGAGAGGAGTATCTAATCCATTCTTAGAAGCATACGACGGTCTTCCGAACTCATTAGCGATCATCTCAACTAAGAAATATGTAAGGTTGGAGCATTTTCTGACAACTGGATATCGTGCAAAGTCTGAAATTAATATTACTAAGTATAAAGAAGACCCGTCTATATTTGATACTAAATATACCTCTATGGCAGAGCTAAATAATCTAAATGTAATGTCTTCATTACTTAAAAGTAATTGCCGTGTTACATCACAACCAGATTGGGGAGATGTATTTATTCATATAGAGGGTCAATGGTTACCTGGAGTAAGAGAGCTACTTGAATATATTATTTCGTTTAGAGACGAAAACCACTTCCATGAGGAAATATGTGAAACAATTTATAAACGCTTATATGATAGGTTCTCCCCTCGAGAACTAATGGTAGCGTGTTTATATTCACGCAGAGGTGGTTGGGATATTAATCCAGTTAGAGCTAGTAAAATCGACCTAATAGATGATATGATGTGGGATGAAACTATCCCATGGATTAAGACCATTAGACAATAAAAAAAGGACGCTCTTTCGAGCGTCCTTCGATAATAATCACTATTAGGATTACTGGAACGGTGTGTATGAGGCAGCTGTACTTGCTCCAACATGCGTTCCTAAACCAAGTACGAACACAACATGGTAGTAGTTAGAAGCACCAAAGAGGTGATCAACAACACCATAACGTGTTAACATACCGACCTTCGGATAGAAGCTGTTCGGATCAATTGAACGTTGCACCATGACCGGGATATAAGGACAGTAAATGATACCAGTATCATAATACTCAGGTCCTTTATAACCGAGCAAGGCGTACTCAACCTTCAAATCCGCACCCTTACCCAGGTTATACTGCGCTTCAGTACGTGTATCGCGATAAACGTTAAAACGTCCACCAACATTACCAACCTTAGCAACACCAACCGGTTGCGTATTAACGTTTCCGTTAACTGTCATCCAAGAGAACTCAGGAAGCATCTCAAGAAGGGCGCAAACACTAGGTGTAGCAACAATAAAGTTAGCAGCACCACGACGGTTCTTAACAGCCAATCTGTTAGCTTCAACGATTAACTTCTGATAGAAGTCACGATTCCTCTCACCTAACCAGCGAGCATCAGCAGCTGAAACTGCATAACGGGAGACACCGCCACCAGCGGTACCAGCACCCATTGCAGCTTGGATCATACGAATGATCATCTCACGATCAATCTCAGCTTGAATCTCATATGACATAGCATTTGTTAATTCAGCATCAACATCAATACCATTCATATTCTTGAGATCCTGCTCAAGTTCAACCGACCAGCGAGCGTTCAACCTACGAGTACCAGCCTCAACAGCTGTCTTCTCGAAGCTCAACTCAACTGTAGGGGCATTCCTGGCTTTATCAAGCTCGAAGGTTGATAAAGCAGCAGCAAAACCATCATCTGGACTACCTGGCTTACTAGCACCAGACAACCAAGGATGAGCCGCACCAACCATCTCGGCGTTGGCTCCCGGAAGGGAAGCTGTCCAGCCCTCTGCACCAGAGGCACCGGTAAATCCAGTACCTAGGTAATTGTGACCTAACTCACCTGCGTCCTGTCCACCTTTAGCGGGCGACTCAAGGTTCTCATGAGCAGTTGTTCCATCAGTTGCACCTGTTGCATCAAAAACTTGACCGTGAGTCGCCTGTGTCAGCACATCGTGATCACCATCAATCAGAGATGCACTGTACTTATAGCGAAGAGCAAATGCCAGACCAACCGGTCCACTCATCGGCTGAACACCAACGATCTCGTTAGTAATCAACTCGGGGAATGTACGGCGAATCATCGGTATAAGAATCTTCGGTAAACGTGCATCACCACCTGCATATGAATCGCCAGATCCATATGTTCCACCGGCTTGACCAGCTGCATCACCGGGAGCATTACCAAAAACACCAGCACTTCCCCCTGTGGGGCTGGCTGATGTGTTACCCTCTCTTATACACCACTCTTCTTGGTTCTCAAGGAGAATGGCGGTGTTCACCCGCGTATGCGGGTTCTCAATAGGCGTAACTTTGTCAGAGGTATAGTCCAATACAGGACTCCACTTCTCCAACAATTGCTCCGCTCTATTATTATCAATATAATT